CAACTATAAATTCTGACTTCCAAGGTGTAAAATACGTATCCTCTGCGATGACCTCAAGCTTTATTTGACCTGAGGTATTATCTTCTAGTAAGCCTTTTAATTTTTTAATAGGTATAGAACATTTTCCATCTTTATTAATGGTTCCTTCGAATAAGAGATTAACATCTTCTGATTCAATGATTAATCTAGCTGAACTGTTCTTTAATGAAGCTCCTTCAAGTTTAATATTACACTCAAATACTTCAGTTTTATCAGTAAATAATTTATACATTATAATTCTACTTTTATGTTTATACCTAAGACTTCCTTAGCTACTAAGGATACGTCCGATATACGTATTTTACGTTCTAGTACTTCTTTAGTTTCTTTATATTCTTTACCTTCTACTTTACAAAGCAGTTTTATAAATTTTTGTTTTTTCTTAGGATGTTTACCAAAATAATCATCTGGAGAGTACCCGCCACCTCCAGCTATAATATCGCTTATAAGCGCGCAATCATCCCAGGTAAACGGATTTCTACTCTGGTTCGGGAATGGATTCGACTCCCAAGAGAAATTCGCGTTACCCCACTGAAATGGCGTTCTAGTACTCATCAGAATGTACCTCCATTAATAAATGAAGCGGTTAGGGCTAATGATGATGTTAAGTAACTAATTTGAGAAATATAAGTACCATTACTAGATAACAATGCTAACCTAGCATCTCCTCCTCCTTCATCATTTATTAAACTTGCACCTAATGTTGGTGAATATGATGCTGTAGCAGCATATGAAGCACTAACTGATGGGCCACCTCCACCACCATTCATAGCGTAGGAAGCAGTTATAGCATATGAAGCTGTAGTATTTAAAATACCAGGGATTGTAGACTGAGTAGTGTTAATGGTTATTTCTCCATTCTCACCTACAATAAGATCGTTAACAGCTCTTAAATCATAAAATGATGTAGTGTTTGAACCAACATTCGAACTTAAAAGATCATGTATTGTTTTTTCAGCCATTATTTATAATATTTTATGTAATCTTCTTTTAAGAAAACATTAAAACCAGGTACATCATTTTTTTGTTCAGTTAATAATGATATATCTCTATTAACTTTATATACATTATTAATATCTCCGGTTAACTCCCACGGAATTTGGAATGTAATATATAATATACTATTAACAGAACCAAATTGTTCTTTGGTTAGTTCTTCAAATAAATATTCATTTCGTTTTTTCTTAAAATAACGAGTGAATACTCCTAATTCATAATCTTTAGGAGTTGGAAATAATGGGGGAATATTTGTTGTAGTTAATGATGGTATAGGTGTAGGTTTATCATAAGCATCTATATCATTTACTTTTTTTACTATCTCTTGATTATCCCCATCTCCAGGGTATTTTCCTGTGTATGTTCTACCATTATATAGAGCATAATAATATCCTTGGTAATATTGGTTATTAGAGACTAAAACATAATTATATATTTGTCCGTCTGCCCCAATCATATCCTGAGTGGCTGTCTGGTTAGTTAGTATTTTATTTTTAGGATAGTATGCCATTATGCTAAATTGGTTTTACCATCATAATTTGATGATAGTGAATTTACAAAATTAAAATAATCTATAGCATCTTGTAAAGCCATTGCTTCTATATGTAAGTGAGTTCCGGTTGATGTTGGTCCTACGCTTGCTTGAATTCCAAGACCTTGACCTTTACTAAAAGTATCTCCTACTTTAAAATACATTTCTCTCATATGTAAGAAGATAGCAGTTTTAGAACCGTCTGTTGATACTAAAGCATAATATGAATTTCCTCCACTATCTACTACTACATCTGTTCCACCATATGTTGTAGCACCTCCTCCAGATTTTAATCCCCCAGCGACTACTTTTCCATCAAATGGAGCAGGAACAAGCACATCACTATTTCCATTTCGTTTTAATACCCAGTCAAATACAACAAATTCTTCATTTTTATTTTTTGCTTGGATTTGAGAATATGTAGGTACTCCACTGTATTTACCAATGTAATTGCTTTTTCTATAACCTACTGTCCAATTAACTGTGCTAGCTCCTCCTGGAGGGGTTACAGCATGTGTTTTAAGAGAATTATAACTATGGTGTTTAGTAATATCAAAATAATTTTTTCTTAATTTACCTTGTGTGTAAACTTCATATACACCAGTATTTGATGCTGGTGGAGTAGATATTCCATTACCTTGACTTAATTGATCTGGTTCTTTAGGTACATCAATTTTTTTAATATTTGTAACATTTGGTGGGTTAGAAATTTTTACACCTTCATATCTAGGACCACAAATGCTATTTAATGTTGTTGTCCATTCATTATCTGAGATTCGATGTGAAACCCCTGAGCATATAAATTGAACTTTGTCTTTATATACTGCTGGTAGTAAAGTAGTGTCTATAGTATACGTTTCATATATTCTAGGACCGCTTAAACCTAACATTGTTAATTCTAAATCAAATGGGATAAAACCTATACCAGGTATTTTACCTTCATTAGTGAATGTTCCTATTTCTTGTTTAAATAAGTCTACTATACCTCCTTTTAAACTAGCTATATCATTGTCTGTTACTTGAAAAGCATTTAATTTTCCATTGAACTCTTGAAGAGATATAATATTATTAGCGAAGGCTACATCTACACTTCCTGTATCTATAACACCATTAGTATTTGCTCTATCTGTTATAATTCTGTCAGATAATCCTACATTCCATTTACTTAACATTGTAGAGTTTGAACCAACAGCATTACCATTAGCTTGAGCGCCAACAGTAGTCATAGTAGCAAAATTATTAGATAATTTAGTTTTAAAGTTTACACTCTTAATAAAACTACCATAATTATTTTTTAATACATTACCATTAAATTGTACTATCTCAAATCTAGGATTATTAGTTTCTATAATTCCTGGGATAAATGTATTGTCTATAATTTTAAATGTGTTATTGTCTTCATCGTAAGTTATTTCAAAATTATTAACATTACCTAAAGCATTTTGGATACCCTTCATTAAAGTATCTAAAAAATCGTATAATCCAATTTCACCAGTAGCTACATTAACATATCTATCTAATGTTGAAGCTATAAACTCCATATTAACATACATATGCATTAAATTACCTACATATGGTTTACCATCAGTTTTAAAACCACAATTTTGAATTTGAGTAAATAGTTCTGAACCAGGTTGTATTACTCCAGTTTGAGGTGGGGCAATATTTTTAGCTGGGTCAAAATACTCTCTAACTATTATAGATTGTTTATATCTATTAAACACTGTGGAACTACCTCCTCCACCACCTGCTCCTCCTAAACTCGGTCCCCCACCATAATAATTTGTAAATTGGTTAAGAAAAGTTTTATTGTTATCAACACTTATTACATAACGTTGATTTGTTGCTGGTATGGTAAAACCAGATGCTTGTTTAAAAGTTTTATATATTCCATTAAGAGTTTTAAAATCTTCTACATACTGATCTTGAGAACTATCAGCCGCTGTACCCCATATTCTATCAATATCTTGCAATAGATATTGGTTACTTACAGATATGGTGATATTAGCTTGGGATAAATCTTCTATATTTGTAGTTCCAGTTGTCTGAGGGGTATCTTTATGTATAGGATTGATTTTAACATCATCAGCAAATGGATCATCTGCTGTGGCTCCTTTTTTTCTTTCAACCACAAATGAAATTTCATTATTGGTTTTTCCTACTTCCTCAGTAAAGTAATATGTGTATATAGTATCTTTATATTGATATCCTAAGCCTTTAGGTACATTTACATCATTATCTACTGGGATTAAACATATTTTAGGATCTATAGAACAATGTCTAGGAAATGTAAAACAAGTATTATTATTATAATTATAATCTATTTTAAATAAAGGTGAACCATACCCAACTGGAAGTAAAGATGAATCTGTTTTTCCTGATGCTATTAATTCTTTTTGGACTTTATTTAATTTAGAAGTATCATAGTATATTAGGAATGATTCTATTAATCTTAATAAAGTTCCTAATTTCATATAATATTGTCTATTACCCCATGTTCCTCCAGAAAGTCCTTCAGGAAATAAAAACATAATTATTTCATTCCATACTAAATGGTCTGTAGCACCTTTAACGTCAGTTTGAGAATCTCTATTAAAATTAGATTTTAATCCAGCCATCCATTCAATATTATAGTTATGAACAGGACAATACTGGCCGTTACCTTGGTCTACTCCATGAGCATATGCTTTACCTGGGTAAACTTGATTAGTAATAGATGTTAAAATTCTATTTATAGTAGATTTATAATAATTAGCTTGAAGTGCAGAAGGAGGAGGAGTTGAACCTGATGTGTTAGTTGATGGAGAGTTTGATGTCCCAGCTTTAGTCCCATAATTAGTATTAATTTTTAAAGATTCAATTACATCTCCTGCTGAGCGAGCAGTAACAGTTATATTGTATCCACCATCAGGTCTTAAAGTCCATGAAAAGTTAGTTACTAAACCAAAGAAAGCATCATAGTTACCGTTAGAATTTTTTCTTTCATCTCTAATTAGATTTAACATATCTTGCTGGTCAATGCCTCCAGCTAAAAACTCATCAGACAAATCATGTCTTGATTGAACTAAGTTTCCTTTATTATCAAAATAAACACTATGTCCCCATTCTAGTAAAATACTATATTTTAATCTTAAATATAATACTTCTAATATCTGAAATTGAAGTAAATTGTGGCACTGTATTTCAATATTAGCTTCACGCAATGAACCTCGGTTCATAGCTTTAATATCTGCTGATACTATCCCTGGAGGTGGAACAAATCCATAATCGGGATTGGATGAAAATCCGTATGACGCTATATTATTGTAACCAAATCCTTTAGTAAAAGTTTCATTACCTTTATCATCTAATGTTCTAGCTGAGAATAATTTATATGCTTTAGCTAATCCACTATTTTTATATTGAGTCTGCGCAGATAAACCAAGATTAGCTAGAGCTGTATCATCGACATCAACCCCGGAGGTAAGGCGAATAAAAGCGGTGTTAGTGTTCTCAAATCGAGCTACATCTATATCTTTAAGACCTAATCCTAATTTCTCTTGACGTACTTTAATTTGTTCCTTAACATAAGGATCAAAACTTTCTCCTATAATATTCCTAGCCATATTACGAGTTTAATTTGTTATAACTTTTTAATATCCCATTTACGTCTTGAGGGATACGTAATTGAGTTCCTACAGGTATAAATATAGAATTTTGTGGTAAAAGATCATTAGCTATTGAGATAATCCACCATAATGATGGATCCCCATAATATTGATTAGCTAACAAATCATATCTATCTCCTATAGTTGTTATAACATATATATCATTTACAGACAAAGGAACAGTAGGATATTTTGAATCTCTATACATCCTAACTTTAGTAGTAGGATCTGTTTCTATTTTTATATATTGATATCTATTCATTTTATTTAAACTCTAGGTCCCCCAATGTTAGCGTTAGGGTTTTGTAAAAAATCACCTTCTAATCCGGTTGGAATAGCATCTATTGGAAGTTGAGGACCACTATCTCCTTCTGTTTCCCCTGCGGCAAAACCAGGTATTTCTGATCTTAAACCTGATGTATTAAGAGTTGTTGGTGTCGAAGGAGGAAAAGGTAGAGGTGATGCTGATGATTCTTGGATATTAGTTCCAGGTGTTGTAGAATTTTTTATGTATTCCATCATTGGTGATGTTGATGGATTATCTGCTTTATATGAATTTGTTCCTTGTCCGGCTTCATTTGTTCTAAATGATTCAGAGGTTCTTCCATTTGTATATTGAGCAGCTATGTTATCTCTATCTACAATAGTATGTTTTCTATTTCCGATAAATGCTTCACCTCTTTGTGGGGTATAGAATGTAAGACTTTGAGGTACTATTTCATTTGTTAATGGTACTAGATTACATTGAACTTTTATACCTTTAGGCAATTGGCCTACATATAAATCATCTTGTCCATTAATAAATTTTCTTCCATCTAAATCTCTATCAATATCAAATCCCATTTCCATAATTGGAGTATACGATAGAGATTTAACTACTACTAATGATCTTCTTAAATAATCACCTAATGTAAAATAACATAAATTACCTCTCATTAATCCAGCTTGAGAATAATCTGGCATTGTAGCCCATGATAAAGCGTTTAGTTTTTGGAAGCTAGCTATCATGTCAGCTCTTGATAAATTAGGAACTACAAATGTTAAACTAAATTCACGAGTAAATCCTTTATATTTATAAAAGTTTTCAGCTCTACCCATGTATTTGTACGTGTCCCATTCACCATTAAAACTATCACTAAAATCTTCAATATATGCTCTAAAATCTATTAATGTGTTTCTAGAACCTTTACCTTCATTATTAATTAAAGTAAAATTAAAATCAATAATGTCTTCTCCTCTTACCCCAGCCTCTACTTGGTCTGGGGAAATAGATAAGTTAGGGTTTAATATTTTTTGAGTTCCAAATCTAGAGTTACCAGCAAAATATGTTTTACTAGTAGAGTATCCGTAACCAAATTTGTCGTTTTCTCTATTGAATTCAGTATAATCTGTACTAGGGATATCTTGGATAGATTCTCTAAAATCTAAAATAGTTCCTTTATGATTAACAGTAACATTATGGGCTTCTTGAATTTGAGAATAAGTTAATGTTTTATCATTATATCCTTTAGAGTTATTAGTAAATGTATTTGACGCTAAAACATTTCTATTTAATACATCAGATGCATCTTTACCTTCACCAAATACTGTAGTATTAGGTACAGGTATTGGAGATATAGCTTGATATAATCTTCCTACTCCTATTCCATTTTGAAGAACACTAGTGGTATTAAAATTATTATTGTTTTCATTAGTTAATGGATTATAATTCCAATTAATTTTAGGACCTAATGAAACAAAATTTTTAACAATTGATGTGTCAGTAGAATAATTAGGATTAGAGCGTAAAGATGGAGTAACTACATTATTAGTAGGGTTCCATATTCTTATATTAGTATTCCCTATTCCTAATACTGAATTAGGTCCTCCTGGGTATGATAATAAATTATTTGAATTTAGTTTATCAATATTAAAGAAATTAGGGATGGATTCATCATCTTTTTTCTTTATTAAATATGAAGCGGCTAATCTATTTAAAAAATGCTCATTTACTACATTTGGAGTTTTTTGAGCATTAGTATAAGCATAATAACCTTCTTTACCTCCATTGAAATATCCATCTCTAAGAAAATTAAATCCTTGTTTATTTATATGATATCCTATAGAGTTAACCCCAGCTTGAAATAATGTCCCTAATGGATTATATATTCTATTAATACCATCATCAACATCAACATTTTGTCTTTCTAATAATTCTTGCTTAGCAACAAATAATGTTCCATTGATAGAAGCACCTGAGCCAAATGGGCTAAAAAATTTAAGTAATCTACTTACATCTTTGGCAGAATCAACTGGGTTTAAATATCCGTTGCGAAGTAGAAAATCTGGAGAATTTGGAACATCCCCATCAGGTATAGGAGTTTGGATATATGGTTGGTTACTTGAACCTCCTCCTTTCCTGTCCTGTCCATAACCTTTAGATTTAGCAGTAAAATTTCCTAAACCCCCATTATATCCTTTGGAGTTATAATAATAGAAATCTGGTAAATTTGTTACTAAATTAATTAATCCCATTATCCAGGTAGATTATTTAAGTAAGGTAATCCTTGTCCACTTGGAGTAACTGAAGGAATGGTTCCGTTTAAATCTAATTGAGATGGGGTTGGTAAATTGTTATTTGCTCCATCCAAATACTGTTGGTAAGCATTATTAACATATGCCATATCATTTCCAGTGATTGAATAACTATCATGCATTGGAGATTGGTTAGTAGCTAACACGTTAATAGGAGGAGTTGCACCATCATATGGTGTTAAATTTGATCCTTGATTTTGAAGTAGGTCTAATAGTCCCATGTTATTATGTTTTTAAGGTTTATTATAAATATTTACCTTTATTGGATCTTAACAGCAGTTGTATTAGTGGTGTTAGTAACTACTTCAGATACTCTTTTACCATCTAAATTAACAATAGGTTGGAGATTTACTTTAGCCATTGCAGCTGCCAAACGATCGTAATCAATATTTACACTAGTTGACCCTCCATTATTATTTGTTGTTTTGGAAGTTGAATTTAAATTTGTACCTGCTATTACACTATCATTTGGGTCTAAAGAGTATGTACCTTTTTCTCCAGATACAATCAATCCTCCATCTGGTCCGATGTGAGCATCGTGTACATCTTTTGGTTTACTAGCAGCATACATAGCTCCCATTACTGCTGCTAAACCTAACACTATACCTACCGTGGCAGCACCTAATGTAAGGGCTTCAGCCGCTGTTACTTCTGCGGCCGCTCGAGCTGTTGATAACCCTAAAGCTATACCTAATTGGGCTATAGTTTTACCTAATCCCATTAACATCTTTCCAGTCATTATAGTAGCTATAGCTCCAAATATAGTATAAACAACACCCGCATTTTCTACTAAAGAACCTATCATTTCTAATATTGTTCCAAAAGGACCTGCTACTATATTTGAAAATAAATCTTTAATTTTTTCAACTGATTGGCTAAATCGTTCTGCTGCTCCTTGTTGTTCATATTGTTGGGCTAATTGCTCATCACCTAATTGTAGTGCAGCTTGCTCAGCTGTTAATCCTTTAGATCTTAAATCATCATATTTTTTTCTAGCTTCTTCTGCTGTTTTAGCACCTACCTTTTGTAATGATTCTTGCTCAACCAATGAATTAGCTAATTCTTCTCTACTCATACCAACTGACTTAGCATATGCTTCTTGTTGGATACGATTCATTTTTGTAAATTCAGCAGAACCACCTATTTGTTTATTAATTTCTTCTGCTACTGTGGCCATATCTCCATTTAACGCTGCTAAACGAGCTGTTTCAAGATTAATGGCTTTACCAGTTAATAATTCTGCTTCTAATTCAGCTGAGATACTGTCTTCAAAATTAAGTAATGAACCAGCTATTTGATCTACTTTAGCTAAATCTACTCCTAATGCTTTTGCTTGTACTGCTGCTTCTGCTAATCCTTTTGCACCACCAACTAATGATAATTTAGTAGCGTTAGAAGCATTAGCTGTTTCTTTCATTAATTGTTTAACATTTATTGCTAAACCTTTTTGAGATGCTAGAGCGGTTGCTCCGCCTAAAAATTCTTTAGTAGTATCTTCTAATGTTTTACCTGTTACTAAAGACATCTTCTGCATTCCTATTAACTCATCATTAGTAAAACCGGCTTGTTCTCTTAATTTAGTAAATGTCTCTAGATCTTTTTCATTTATATCAGCATTGGCTCCTAAAGATTGACCAATAGCCATATAGCTTTCTTGCAATCGTTTTGTATTAAGAGCAGTATCTCCTGATTTTAATGCTACATATCCTAATTCTTTTCTGAGATCTAATGCAGCCCCGTAAGATAAATTCATACCTTTAGCTAAATCACTAGCTCCTTTATCCATAGAAGTAAATATACTTACTATTTCTCCCAATATAAACATTGGATCTGTTAAAGATGTAGCAAAGCTTTTACCTACTTCTTTAGCAGCGGTACCCATAACTTTAAAACGAGTAGAACCTTTTTTAGCGGCTTCTTCAGATGCGGCTGCGGCTACCTTTTCAGCATCAATTAGTTTTCCAAATACTGGTATTTTAGCTATATCTTTAACTAATTTACCTGTTAAACCTAATGCTTTTTCTTGTCGTTCAATTTCTTTATTTTGGGTTTCAAGTTCGCGTATATAATCACCATTAATACTTTGAACTTGTTGATATTCTTTTACTAACCCATTAACAAGTTGTCTTTGTTTTCTAGATAGACCATTTAATGAAAGTGTTCCATTTTTGATTTTTTCATTAAGTTCGTCTACGTTCTCTAATTGAACACCTTGCTGTCTTAAAACTGTTGTTAATTGGGTACCTAAAGATAATTCTTGTTTTTTTCTATTGAATATTTGATCTTGAATTGTTTTTGTACTTAACAATCCTTTTTCCATTTTAAGGATATTAGAAGAAATATCATCTGTAATTTTAGCAAATTTATTAAATCTAGATTGAATATCTTTAGCCATAGCTTGAGATACTCTATCAGCACCATGAAGTGCGTTTTCAAATATATCTCCTATTTGTCCGGCTATACTTCTTAAAGCATCTTCAACTACAGTAGCTGTTTCTAAAGCTTTTCTTCTAATTTCTTCTGGATCTGGGGTGTTATTTGCCATATTAATTTATATGTAATAAATATGAAAAAAGCCAAGTTTTAATACTTGGCTGTTCTCTTATTATTGTCTAATTTACCTTTAAAATGAGATGGTATATCTATTTTACCTTCTTTAATTTTTTTAGATTGATCTGCTAAATCCTCATTCTGTTTTTTGTTCTGATTATCATAGTGTTCTTTTATTTTATTAAAAGTAAACTTACGTAACCAAATAGGCATATTATAAACTGTTTCCCAATTATATCCACCTTGTCCATGGAATACAATTTCATGAATTTGAGTAAATAAATTAGCTCTTACCTGAGGTACTATCTCAGAATTCAGGCCAAAAAAAGTTAAGTCCAATTGGAATTGCAACTTTTTGGCTGCTCCCGTCTGGAAAAAAGGTTAGATCAACGTCTGGCTGCACCTCCTTTATGTACTCCCTTAATGCTTTGGAGTCACGAGCTAATAAATTTGTATCAACAAACGAACGAATAAATTTATCTTCTCTATTACCATTAACTGAGGTAATAATATATTTCATTCTAGTTGATAAATCTGCTGAACTGTTTTTATTAATTTTCTTTAAGCCTTCTAGTTCAGCGTTAATTTTTCTTTCTTCTTGACTTGTTAATAGTCTAAATGTAATTGGAATTTTAGTATGAGGAAGAATATAATCAAACTCATTAACACCTTTTGTAAATAATTCTTCTTTTAGAGGTTTACTATCAACAGTAGTTAAATCTATATCATATTGTTCTCCACCCCAGGTAAATGAGTAATCTTTACCATATCCTAAAATACGAGCTGCGACTAAAATAGCGTTTTTATCGCCTATAATTAAGTCATCATAATTTACTTTAGATACAATAAGGGATTTAACTAACTCATCTAATACTGTTCCTTTTGAAATGTAGTTTGAATTGGTAAGAATGTCTTCTTCACGGGCGGTCATATACTTCATTTCAATCTTACCACTTGATAGTGGATTTGATTCTGGGTATATTAAACCTTTAGAAGGTAGCTCAACTATCTCAGTTGGCATGTTAAATTGGTTTTCCATAGATTTTATTTTGTTATAACTTTAATATCGTATATAAATATATAAAGACAAAAGAAGCTCACTAAAAAGTGAGCTCTTTTTATAATTAAGTAGTAAAATTAGAAGTTTAATACGCAATAATCTACAGCTAATGTCATTGTGATATTTACAGCGGTATCTGCAGTATCCCAGTTATAATCACCGAAATTAGTATCTTTAATAAATGCGCCTTTTAATACCCATTCACTTACTACATCTCCAACAGGTCCTAATACATCGATAACTAAATCTTTCTTATAGAAGTCAGAGTATCCATCTCTACCTGTTACTGATTCGTGGTGTAAACGTACCCATTCCATTACTGCTTGAGCTCCAGATGGAGTAATCGGATCAAATAATGTTAATTGTACATCACCCCAAACACTCTTACCTTTTACTTTACGTAAGATGTTAATATGGTTTAATACTACTTCACCTTGAGTTAAAGTTACAGCGTTTACTCCTTTGATTATATAGCTAGGAATCCCATCCATATAAAGGATAAATCTGTTAGCCTGTTTTGGTTCAAAGGCTGTGAAGAATATTTCGTTTGCGTCTAATATTGCCATGTCTTTTTATTTGTTATAAATATTCAATCTTTAAATTTTTACGCTGGGAAAGTAGCTCCAGTTGGTGTAATATTGAAATCTAAGTAAATGAATTCAGCAGTTTTAGTTGGTTGCAAATAAATCTGACCTATCATTTGGTTTCTGTCGATTACATCTGGTGTATTGTTACTATCATCCATTTTTACTCTAAACGCATATAAACCTTGTCTTTGTTGAACTGATTCTAAGTATGGGTTTACTTGTGCTAAGAAGTTATTTCTTGTAGCGATTGTATTTTGTTCAAATACTAAGTTATTAGCTACTTGAGAAATATAAGATTTAAGTGCAATCAATAGACGACGAACATTTACACGATCTAAAGCTGATGCTTGAGTTTGTAATGTTTTTTGTCCGTATACTACTACTCCAGTTCCTGGGAATGAAGCAATTGGGTTTACTTTTCCATTATATAAAGCATCTCTGTCACCTTGTGCTAAACGTCTTTCAGCTCTAATAACAGTACTTAATCCACCTCTGTTTATACCTGCTGGTGCGAACCATGGTTCAGAAACACTATCGTTATAAGCATATACTCCACCTATTACAGTTGAAGCTGGTACCCAAACATTTTGTCCTGAATCTGGATCTTGAACTTGAACCCAAGGCCAATATGATGCAGCATATGAAGTATTTCTTGTAGCTGCTTGTCCAGTTGCATCTGTTACTAATTTACCGTAAGCCACTGGGTCTAATACATAAATATTGTCTCCTCGGTTTTGAGTATTACTAATAATAGTTGTAACAGTTGAAGCATAATCTTGGTTATATATACCTGGTGTTAATAATACATTATATTTGTAATCATCCTGATTAGCTAATAGTGCTAAACTATTTGTGTAATTGGCACCTACTAATCCTTGAGTATTTGTACTATTAATATTTTGATAAAAATTGGCTCCAGCAATTATAGCCCCAGCAGCTCCACCAAATGATCCACTACTAATTATAGGTAAATATCCAATATATGCTGGGTTAGGAGTACCATCATTTTGGAAGTAGTTAGGTGTAGTATAATTAATACTTTTAACACGAACATAATTTGAACGGTTAGGGAAGCTACCTGTTAATTGTAAATACGCGGTTCCAGTACTTGTATCTGAAGCATATGTGTATTTATAATCTCCAATTGCTTTAGCTACATAATTAGGAGAAAATGGGTCTAGTGATAAACCAGTATATGTTTCTAAAATTGTTGGGTTCAAATTAGTATCGTTACCTTGACGAATAACTAAATCAAATGTTCCTGAAGATGTACTTGAGTTAACAACTTGCCATCTTAAATTATCATTCGATCCACTTGTTAATGAACCACTGATTTCAGGGCTAGTACTGTTAGCGACAGCTCCTTCTGTAAGTGTTTCTAATACAAATACGGGTGTTGTAGCTCCACTAGAACTAACAATAGCACTACTTGTAGCTGATGTATATGTTCCGTTTACGATACGAGTTACTAATAAAGAAGTTCCACCATTAGCAAAATAATTGTAAGCTGCTATTGATGTGAAATAAGTGTAAGTTTGGCTACTAGCTGCGGCACCACTGGTAAAAGTAGTTCCAAATTTTTGTTGATACTGAGAGTAAGAAGTAACCACTGTAGGTATTCCTACTGGTCCTTTTACTGTTGGTCCTAAGATAGCTGCTCCAGCCTGAACTGGACCTGATGCTACAAAGGATGTATCATTTTCTCTAGCTAATACACCTGGTGATATTAAAGTTTCTGCCATGGTTTTAGATGTGTTTTATTTTTATTATAAATATCCTAGGAGTGGTCGAAATCACGAAACCGGAATAAATTCTCCTTTTTCTAAATCGATGTTACCATCACCATATTTTTGTTGGAGTTGTTTACCTATTTTCTCTTCTTCTTCCATTTGTGTTTGAAGAGATTGTTTTAGTTTTTGTTTTTCTAATTCTAGAATTTGAATTTTGTACTCTAAATCTCCAAACATACTTAATAATGCTTGTTGACGAGATTGAATGTTTTTAATAGATTGAATTTCTTCTTGTGTTAAAACTTGTTTTTCCATTTTTATTTTTATTTTTATAAACCGTTATTACTATGCCAATTATATCGTGAACTAGATATAGATGCTATAGGAGTAGGAGGAATAAATAAATCTGTGTCTTTTACACTAAAATTAGTTACTCCAGGGTAATATCCTTTAACACTAAATAATTCATAATAAAATATATTATTTTTGTCACTTGTATTTACATTAGGCTGTTTACCTATCATTTTACCATTTACAAATGTACTGAATGCTGAGGTTCTAATAGTAGTATTAGGCATTACAATTGGATAATATGAATCAGATGTAACTGTTGGTAAAGAGCCTGATGGTACTGTAGTAAAGTATGTATTCCATGATGCTAGAGGAATTGAAAATAAATCTCCATTTAATGTTTTAGCGTATCCTTGGGATATATTATTAAAAGGTGATGTAACAGATGGAGTCATAGTTGGTCCTACTAATGTGAAACTACCTGTTCCGGCTGTTCCTCCATTTGGGTCTAACTTTAATGTTTTTATATTAGCTATATCTACACTTCCATAACTTAAATATCTTGGGCTAAAATAAGTACAACCATCTAATCCTACTCCTCTAGACCAATATGGTATATCTGGGGCAGTGGTAACCTGTAATTCTGTTGGTAAACTTACTTTAGATATCCCATTTAATGTGCCTGGAGAAAATAAAGATGAACTAACACATATAGCGTAAGATACTGTAGAATTTGGATTTCTTGGAATAAAGTATATTCTTCCGTTAGAAGCTAAATTCCCAAGAGAATAGTCACTTCTACTATATCCCGTTAATAATGATGATGATTGAACTACTGATGGATTTGATGGGTTAAATCTATATACCATAAATGATGCAGCTGTTGAAGCTGCTAACATCCAATATACATACCCATCTGTACCTAAAACTGGGGTGCTAGATCTTAAACCAACTGAGGCAGGGTATTGGAAACTAAAAGTAGTATAAGTATCTAAAGTAGGATTTACTTCTATAATGTATCCAGTAGTTGTAGATGTCCCCCCAGGTAAAAAACCATAATCCGGAGCATACATTTTTCCATTTGGGGCTAAAATTAATGAAGGAAATTTTTCATATACTCTCGCTCCACCCGTACTTCCTGGTAAAAATAAATCACCTCCATCTTTACTAGTTGTTATAAATTGTATTGTAGAAGGAGAGTAATTTGTTAATGAACCTGAATTTTGGGAACCTGATAATATTTTTAACACACACGTGGCTGTTCCTGGGGCAGCATACATATGGCCATTAGGAGCTAAAACTGGGTTTTGCCATGAGTCCCATCTACCTGAAGCATTACTCCAACCTGGTATGTTTGAGGCGGTTGGAGTTAAATTAGAAGATGTTAAGTAATAACCCCAAATAGAATTTGTTATAGTTCCTATAGCTGGTATCATGGTGCGATATCTCCAAATAAGTAACAATGAGCACTTCCACTAAATATTAAAGTAGCGGCACTATATTGTGTTCTTGTTTTTAACATATTGTTAGCTGAAAATATAGTAGTGCCTGGGCCTGCTATAAATGAGCATTGACCTGAACCAGATTGCATTACTATCACTTGATCACCTGATGTGAAGTTAGATGCTGTCACTTGTACTGTTATTGTACTAGAGTTTAATAGTCTTACTACTTTATTAGCATCTGTTGATATAAGTTGGTATGAAGTATTTGGATCAGTTTTAAATCCTAAAGCAGTGCTTCCACCACCACCACCACCATAAGCTCCAGTAACAAATAACTGTCCACTACTACTTAATACTACAGTATATGCTGTACTATTAGCTGCTGCTTGTGAAGATCCAGACCAATATAATGAACTACTAAATGTGACTCCACTTCCACTTATCAAAAGAGATGAAGTAATATCTTGTCGAGATGAAGAAAAAATTCTTACATATGGTAAAGGAATATTTAATTGAAGAGGATACCAAGTTCCTGGTCCTGGGCCGGCGTCAAATATATAAGATAAACCGTTGTTGCTAGGGGTAGAATCATTAGCTATTACCCAAACTGTACCTTCTGAAATAGAACTAGTTATAGTTCCAGATGATGATAATATTAATGAAGCTGACGTTCCTACTATAACTTCTGTTATATTAGATGGGATAACTACACTTGATATAGAAGATGATAATGATAATAATGTACTATCTAATTGCTCCCAAGTTAATTCAGCATCAATCGGTTGTCCTGTATTCCCCGCAGGGTAATAATACTGTCTAGTATGGAATGCTGGTGTACCAGGTAATAATGTTGGCATAAATTATTTTATTATAAATATTATATATTTGGGTTATTATTTACATCATTTATATTGATTACAGTTTCTGTTGTAACTGTTAATTTGTTTCTATCTGAGAATTTACCTACAAATGTAGAATCTTTTTGTATTGTATCAGGTACAATATAACCAAATAATTTAATTGTAAAAGCGCTTCTTACTGATCTTTCTCCATTATCTGATAACTCAGTTGTTATAGGAAATGAATCAATATGTGCTTTAAATTTAAAACGCTCTGGGTCACCCCAGTAAGCATCAGATGCATATTGAACTGCTTCAATAATATTATTTAATTGATCATTATAGTAAGTGTAGATTATACAATCATAAGTGATAGTTAAGTAATCTGGTACTACTGAGGCGTAATATGTTTTTTCAGGTTTGATATTGTTTAATAAATTAAATTTACTATAAGCATTTTGTTTACTATATCTTTGTCCAGTTACAGTTACATTATGTGGGTTATTAGCGTCTAATTTATTAGTTAATGTTGTGTTTTTTTCAATATTGTTCTTCTTAAATGTAATAAGAGGAGCCATTATTTTACCTTGTAAATCTCTATAATAACCATCTTTTTGAAATGATTTCCATTTTTCAGGTGAACCATATATAATAGGAACATCTATTTTTTCTCCATTCTGAACTACTGATGGTTTAATAACATTTTGAAAATAATACATTATAGCCCAGTCTAAGTCTTCTAAACTAATAGATAAAGGTTTAACTGTGTCTCCTTTGAATGATGTTTGTTCTGCTCTGTTACGACCTGAAGCATTATTAGGATTTCCTGTAGGAGAAAAACCCGGCCCACCTGTTTCAAGTGGGGTTTGAAGAGATTCACTTATCTCTTTTTGCGTTTTAGGTATTGGTTTTCTTCCTTTAGCCATTATAATCTTTGTTTAATGATATTTACTCTATCTGCTGGTATATAGTGAGTTTCACAAACTACACTAACATTGTAACCAAAGTTTTCTAGTCCAGGGTTAAGT